GAAAGGATACAACACAGATGAGATACCCCTCGCTGAACTACGAGACTACCTAAGGTGTGACTTAAATGTCACACGTGAGTTGTTCCTTGCTCAAGAGGAAGACTACTCTAAGCCTGAGAGCCAGTCTATGATAAGGGTGCGGGACATAAGCATGAAGGTTGCAGTTACACTATGCAAGATGTACCAGCGTGGGTTCAAGGTAGATCGTGCTGCACTGGATGAGGTACGTAAAGAGTTTGAGGATGAGAAGGCACAGCTAGAGACACGCCTTAACATGCACGTGCGTAAGCTTATGGGTGACACGCCTATCAATATCAACTCATCCGAGCAGATGTCCAACGTGATCTATAGTAAGAAGCCTAAGACTAAGAAGGAATGGGTAGAGCTATTCGATCACGTTAACAACAAGGATGAGTACAAGTCTACCGTAGCAGCTAACACAGATCGTATCTTCAAGACACAAGCCTATACGTGTGAGACTTGCGAGGGTACAGGTAAGACGTATCGCATCAAGAAGGATGGCACTAAGTATGCAAGGCCTAACAAGTGTAAGGACTGTGAAGCTAGAGGGTATCGCTTGAAGCAGCTGAACCAAGTGGCAGGGCTTAACTTCTCTGCGCCCAACAAGGATTGGGTCAGTTCTAGTGGGTTCTCTACGTCAAAGGGTAACCTGGAGATACTGATTGCTACTGCTAAGAGTAAGGGTATGTATGATGCGATAGAGTTTCTTACTGACTATCGTAGGCACAATGCTGTGGGTAGCTACCTGTCTAACTTCGTAGAGGGTATTGACTTGTTCACTAAGCCTGACGGTATGCTACACGTTGACCTATCCCAGACTACTACATCAACAGGCCGCTTCTCTGGGCGTAACCCTAACATGCAGAACATGCCACGAGGTAACACCTTCCCAGTTAAGAAAGTGTTTGTGTCTCGTTGGGAGGGTGGCTACGTTATGGAGGCTGACTTTGCCCAGCTTGAGTTTAGAACTGCTGCGTTCCTAGCACAGGATGAGGTAGCTATGCAGGAGATTGACGATGGCGTAGACGTACACGCTTACACTGCTCAGGTTATCACTGATGCGGGTGAGCCTACTACCAGGCAGGAAGCAAAGGAACACACGTTTGCACCCCTCTTTGGGGCTACAGGTTATGGTAGAAGTACAGCTGTCAAGGCTTACTACGAGCACTTCACTGAGAAGTATAAGGGAGTAGCTAAGTGGCATAAGAAACTAGGGAAGGAAGCAATTACCCTACTAAAGATTACTAACGTAAGTGGTAGGCAGTATGCATTCCCTGACGTACACCGCAGAGAGAATGGCAGCATAAGCCACATGACTAGCATCAAGAACTACCCAGTGCAGGGCTTCGCTACAGGTGATGTAGTACCCGTGGTACTGATGGAGTTGGAGGAGAGGCTCAAGCCTTTACAGTCGTGCTTGGTTAATACTGTACATGACTCTGCAGTTATAGATATACACCCAAAGGAGAAGGACTATGTGATTGCTATCATACACAGTATGAACGAAGACCTAACTCGTATCATAGCTGAGGCCTATGATGTTGAGATGAATGTACCACTATTATTAGAAGCTAAGATCGGGCCGAATTGGCTTGACACAGTGGATGTATAGTGCTATAACTAGACCTCTTTAACCCGTACACAGAAAGGTTCTTGTACAATGACTAGCACAGAAGTAACACTAACAACTGACGGACGTTCTATTGCAGAGATGATGGGTCTCTCTAAAGGTAGTAGCGGTAAGCGCTCAATGCTTGCACGGTTCAGTCAGATCCATAGCCCACTCAAGGGTGACATGGAGATCAACGGCAAGGCTGTTCGAGTAGACGTTGTACCAGCTGGTGCATACAAACTCTTACAGTCGGATGATAAGGTAGCCTATGCAGTCTCACCTAAGATCCGCATCTACGCACAGCGTATGCAGTGGACACGTTGGGACTCTGATGAAAACACTATGGTTAAGACGGTACTCGTTAACAACTTGACGGGTGACCTCAAGGATAACACAGGAGGCTTCAATGCTGGGCGTCCGTCTGGTTACGTTGAAGACTTCAAGTCTTTACCTAAGGCAACACAAGAGTTGATGCGCAATACTAAGCGTACTAAGGTTGTGTTCGGTACTGTAGTAATGCAGGGCGCTACTGATGAGCACGGTAATGCTATTGAGGATGCATCCATCACAGAGCAAGAGATACCCTTTGTGTTGGATGTAAAGAGCCGGGGTAGTATCACGGCAGTAGATGACATTATGAAGTCTATTGACCGTAAGAACTCTCTACCCCTGCAGTACTTCCTTAACATGGGTGCAGAGATGCACAGTATGCCTAACGGTAGTGAGTACGCCACGTTTGACATCACACTGGGTGACAAGGTAGACTTACAGCCGTCTGATAAGGACATCCTTGATGGCTTTATGGAGTGGATTAGCGGCATGAACAACTACATTAACGACACTCACAATGAGAAGAGTGGTAGCTCTGGCCTGTCTGCTACTGAGGAGTCCATCATCAACGACATCATTGACGTAGAGGTAGCTGAATAATGAACCACGTTGCTGAACTGGCACTACATACATTCCTACAGAAGGCACTGGCTGGCGAGTCTACAGTAGATGAATCTGTAATCTCTAAGGTAGGTGAAGACGTAGCTAATGCTATGCGTAAGCAGTTCAGCAGCGGCCCTCGTGATGAGTTCAAGCTTAGGATGTCCAACCTCGGGCGTCCTAAGTGCCAACTCTGGTACGAAAAGAATGACCCAGAAGATAAGATACCTTTCCCTCCACACTTCCTGATGAACATGATCTTAGGAGATATTGTGGAGGCGGTATTCAAAGGGTTACTTCGGGCTGCTGCTGTTGAGTTTACTGACAATGAAAAGGTTGTACTCACCCTGTCTGACGGTACAGAGATCAACGGTGAGTTCGACATGATCTTAGATGATAAGGTTGATGACGTTAAGTCTGCCTCACCCTGGTCTTACATGCATAAGTTCTCAGACTTCGAGACCTTAGCTAAGGGTGATGCCTTTGGTTATGTGAGCCAGCTTGTAGGCTACGCTACTGCAGCTAACAAAGGAGTAGGTGGCTGGTGGGTAATCAACAAAGCTAATGGTCACTTCAAGTATGTTGATGCATCATCCGTAGATGTCGATCAAGAGTTAAACAAGATCGAAGACACGGTAGCTTACATCAAGGAGGACAAACCTTTTGAGCGTTGCTTTGAGGCTATCCCTGAGACGTACCGCAAGAAACCGTCAGGTAATCTAAAGCTTGGCGTATCGTGTGGCTTCTGTGCTTACAAGCATAAGTGCTGGCCTGACTTGCAGACCTTACCGTCTCGTGTCTCTACTGCTAAAGAGAAACCTATGGTAGACTATGTGTTTATAGGAGATGAGCTTGGTAGTACGGAAGCATAACGCTAACAGATACCGTAGTGGCTTAGAGAAAGTTGTAGCTGAGTACCTGAAACAAAACAAGAAGAACTTTAGGTATGAAGATCTTAAGATTGAGTGGAAGGATCTCAGGTACAGGACTTATACTCCAGACTTTATACTAGACAACGGTATCATAGTTGAGACAAAGGGTATCTTTGATAATGAAGACAGGCGTAAGCACCTAGCAGTAAGGGAACAACACCCTGAGTTAGACATCAGGCTAGTGTTCAGTAATGCCAAGGCTAAGTTATACAAGGGTTCTAAAACAACATATGCAATGTGGTGTGAAAAGAATAACTTTCTGTATTCACATAGGGTAATACCCCCTGACTGGCTTGAAGAGAAAGGTAAGGCAGTCAAGACCAAGCGTATCAAACTTAAGGTAGGTTCTTAATGGATGAGAAGTTCAGTGTAACACTTGTATTAAATGTGGATAGGGATGCTAACTTCCTATCGTCAGTACAAGATGCACACCCAGAAGATGTGTATGACTTAATTAAAGATATGTTCTATGACGTTGATGATGTCAAAGTAGAAAACTTAGTAGTGAAGGAGAGGTTATGATTAATGAGACAGACTTAGAGGCATGGGGTTATTACAAGGACACCGCTCTATATAAGGACATGACGCTATCCTCATACCAGAAGGTAGCTGCTAGTACAGCTATATATCCTACACAACACGCCATCACTTACCCTGCGCTGGGCTTAGCTGGTGAGGCCGGAGAGGTAGCCAACAAGGTTAAGAAGATTATACGTGATGGTAAACTAGATAAGTCTGCACTAGGCGCAGAGATAGGGGACTGCTTGTGGTATATTGCAGCGCTTTGTCGAGACCTTAACTTGGATCTAGGTGAGATTGCTAAGGCTAACCTAGAGAAACTACAAGACCGTAAAGCTAGAGGAACCCTTAAAGGGTCAGGAGATAAACGATAATGAGTACTAACTACCTACCAACAGACTATCAATCATTCATCCACAAGTCTCGCTATGCCAAGTACTTTGACGGTAAAGGCCGTGAGTCCTATGGTGAAACAGTGGCACGTTACATTGACAATGTAGTACGCCCTGCCGTTAAGCTGGATAATTCCTACATTAAAGACATTGAGCAGGCTATCCTTAACCAAGACATCATGCCATCAATGAGAGCTATGATGACAGCTGGCCCAGCGCTTGATCGTGACAACACAGCAGGGTACAACTGTAGCTACCTACCCGTAGATGACCCTAAGTCCTTCGATGAGGCTATGTACATTCTCCTCTGCGGGACGGGGGTTGGCTTCTCCGTTGAGCGCCAGTTCATCAGCAAGCTCCCAGAAGTACCTGAGTTGTTCGAGAGTGAGTCTATCGTTGTCGTTAAGGACAGTAAGGAAGGATGGGCTAAGGGGTTCCGTCAAGTTCTGGCTCTCCTCTGGGCTGGTGAGATCCCTAAGTGGGACGTATCACAGGTACGCCCTGCAGGTGCAAGGCTTAAGACGTTTGGTGGCAGGGCGTCAGGCCCAGCGCCTCTTGTAGAGTTGTTTAACTTTGCCGTGTCTACCTTCAAGGCTGCACAGGGGCGTAAGCTTAGCTCTATGGAATGTCACGACTTGATGTGCTTCATTGGTCAGATCGTTGTCGTAGGTGGTGTGAGACGTTCAGCTATGATCTCATTGAGCAACCTGAGTGATGACCGTATGCGTCACGCTAAGTCAGGACAGTGGTGGGAGACAGCTGGGCATCGTGCCTTGGCTAACAACTCTGTATCATACACTGAGAAGCCAGACATGGAAACGTTCATGCGTGAGTGGCTTGCACTGGTTGAGTCTAAGTCTGGTGAGCGTGGTATCTTCAATCGTGAAGCATCCAAGAAGCAAGCAGCTAAGTTTGGCAGACGTGACCCTAACTATGAGTTTGGTACAAACCCTTGTTCTGAAATCATCTTGCGCCCATATCAGTTTTGTAACTTAACGGAGTGCGTAGTACGTGCTACAGATACACTGAAGGATCTTGAGCGTAAGGTTAAGCTGGCTACTATCTTGGGTACTATCCAGTCTACTATGATTAAGTTCCCCTACCTACGTAAGGTATGGCAGAAGAACACTGCAGAAGAACGGTTGCTTGGTGTGTCTATGACAGGTATTATGGACAACCCATTAATGACATCATCTAACAAAGGATTGGATAAGACCCTTGAGCATCTACGATCCATTGCTGTGGCTACTAATGCTGAGTGGGCTGAACTTCTTGGCATCCCTGCTAGTGCTAGTATCAGCTGCGTTAAACCTTCGGGTACAGTATCACAACTGGTTGATTCTGCTAGTGGAATTCATGCTCGTCACAGCCCCTATTATATTCGTACTGTGCGTGGTGATAACAAAGACCCACTGACACAGTTTATGATTGACCAAGGTATCCCTAACGAGCCTTGCGTTATGAAGCCTGACTCTACTGTAGTGTTTAGCTTCCCTGTCAAGTCTCCTGAGCAGGCAGTAACACGTAATGATATGACAGCAGTAGAGCAGCTTGAGTTGTGGCTCACCTATCAGCGACACTGGTGTGAGCATAAGCCAAGTGTAACTATCTCAGTTCGTGACGGTGAGTGGATGGATGTGGGTGCATTCGTATACAAGTACTTCGATGAGATGTCAGGTGTGTCATTCTTGCCACACTCAGATCATACGTACCAGCAAGCACCCTATCAGGATTGCACTAAGGAAGAGTACGAAGAGATGCTCTCTAAGATGCCAGCTAAGATTGACTGGGAGCTTCTCAATGAGTACGAGAATGAGGACAACACAGTGTCAATGCAGACTATGGCTTGCTCTGGTGACAGCTGTGAGATCGTAGACTTAGTGTAAACCCAGCACCTAAGCATGTGTATAAACTGCTTACCTAGGAGGCTTTATGTATACAATAATAACTCGTGACCAGTGTAACTTCTGTGATGACGTAAAGGCGCTCTTACGAGGGCGAGGCTTTCCTTACACGGAGTACAACGTACAATCGGCTAGCTCTAAGTGGGTATTGACTTTACTTAAGAGGTCTAGTATTACTACACTACCTCAGGTGTTTGACACTAAAGGTAACTTGATTGGTGGGTATACTGAAATGAAGAAACTACTGGAGGAGGATGATAGGTAATGAGTACAATAGAAGCTACAAAGACTTGCATAGAATGCAGTACTACTCTTGTCTTAAACGAAAACTGGACAAAAGCTAGAGCAAAACAAGGTAAATATTTATGTAAAAAGTGTTGGCACTCACGTGATATGTATGTGAACGGTGTTTACATACCTAAGTCTCACCCTTTATTTAAGCCAGGAAAGTACAAAACATTTAGTGACGCAGCTTTCGAGACGGCCTATAAAATAGATCACATTAAAGAAGGTTATGTATACGCTATAACGAACCCTTCCTGGCCTGGGTGGGTGAAGATAGGTATGGCTCTTGAAGCAAGAGATAGACTAAATGGGTATCAAACAAGTAGTCCATACCGTGACTATGTACTAGAACATAGCGTAGTATCTAACGACAGGCGTAAATCGGAACAAGAAGCACATACTAAAGCCTTAAAACTTTCTAATGATTCCAGAGGAGAGTGGTTTAAAATATCGGTAGAGCAATCAATAACAATACTGGAAAGTCTGGATGAACAACATCGAACCCCTAGAAAAGCCAACAAGAACCCGCAGGAAGACAAGCTACAAGAACGCCCAAAGCAAGCCGACTTCTGGGATCTTGCCAAAGACTTCCAACCAAGCTAAGCTAATCAATGCCATTGCCTCTAGCAAGCAGGTGCTTATCCTTGGCCCAGCTGGTACTGGTAAGACCTATGTTACAGCTACATGTGCAGCAGACTTGTACACACTAAAAGAGATTGATAAGATTGTTATCACACGCCCTCACGTAGCTGTAGGTAAAGACATTGGGTTCCTGCCAGGTACACTAGAAGAGAAGGCACAACCGTGGGCATTGCCTGTGCTAGACGTACTAGTGAAACACTTAGGGCGTGGCGCTGTTGATACAGGTATAAAGAACGGTAACATTGAAGTAGCTACTCTGGCGTTGATGCGTGGGCGTAGCTTTGACAATGCGTTCATTATCGTTGATGAAGCACAGAACATTGAGATACCAGAGATCAAGATGCTACTCACACGTGTAGGTGAGGGTAGTACTATTGTACTCAACGGCGACATCCAACAGTCTGACTTGAAGGGTACGTCTGGTCTAGCTAAGATCATTCATCTATCTAAGAAGTACATGCTTGATGCACCAGTAGTAGAGTTTGGCGTTGATGACATTGTGCGTAGTGGTATCTGTGCTGAGTGGGTCAAGGTGTTTATGAAGGAAGGCCTGTAGTTAGTGCTTGACAGCTATACACCTATATGTTAAACTCTCCTAGTTAACATTGTTTGGGAGTGTTATGGTACTTAATATAGAAGAAGAAGCTAAGCGTTTCATTGCACTGAAGAAGAGAGAGTTTGTCACTGAGTTAGATAAGATGTACACTACCACATCTGACTACCTAGTGTATCACTTACACCCTTCTGATGAGAGAGAGTACGCTATAAAGGCTCTACAAGAAGCAGTGCTCTGGTCTAAGAGTTGTTTAGATAAACACGGCATACAGTAAAACTAGAAAGGGGAGCCTAACAGCTCCCCTCTTTTTATTTCTTTTCATCTAGCTTTCTGTAGTCTTCCCTGACTTCTACATAACCAACAAAGAGTTTTAGCTGGTGATCCTCTAACTCATTTAGATCCTCTTCAATACCAAACTCTTTAGCGTACTGTTTCAACCTAGTCTTATTGGCATACTCCCCAGCCCCTAACTTATATAGCATTAAAGTACGAGTGTCTTTAGGATCAAAAGACCTAGAAAGAATATCTTTTACAAGAGCCTTACTCTCTCTTAAGCGCTGGTATATATAGCTCTTACGCTGCGCTGGTGTACCTGCTTTCCACTTAGTAGACTCTATAAGTGATGCAAACTCATACTCAAGTATAGGCGATATGATACGCTGTACCTCGTTACGAGCCTCAGGGATAGACGATCTTATATCAGTCTTCCAGTTAGGTATACCAGCCTCACCAAACGCTTTCTCTGTACTAGACAACGCACTATTGAAACGTATACCAAAGACCTTACTTATAGGTACTTGTGCTCTATCTGTAGTGATAGCATTGTATTTCTCACCCGGCTTTGTGTATAGTTCCATAGCCTCAAGCAACTCATCCGCATAACGTACAGACTTGTTAACCCACTCAGAGCCTTGCCTACGGTCTGGAGCTATGTATGCATCACCCTTAACCATAGCAGCAGTTAAGTTAACAGGATCTAAGAAGCGAGTATAACCTGAGGCGTACATAGACGTAGTGCCTTGGATAACCTTAATCAAAGCTTCTTTAACCTCAACATCTTCTGTAGTCATAGCCTCCACTAGCAAGTCGAAAGAACCCTTGATCGTATCATCAAGCTGACGGGTCATATTTCCTGGGCCTAGCACAGTCACGATCTCTTTAAATAGATCTTCAGGTACTGACCCATCTCTGTGGAAGTGAGCAGCCATACGTCCAATGGCCTTGTAGAATATGTAAGGGAAGTCATATAGACGGTTGCGAATAGACCCGTCTGAGGATCGAGAATTATACCAAGGAAGACCCTCTTCTAGGTAATCCTTTTCGTAGTTATAGGCTGCGCCCATAAAGGCAAGACCAACAGCTGTCTTACTAGCTAGATCTCCTACGTCCCGTGTACCACCCATAAAGAGCCTGTGCGTAAGGCTTATACCTGAGTGGTCCATCATGTGTGCAATGGTGTTGTTAAAGAACTGCCCGAATGGTATCATAGCTCCAACGAGAGGCAGTCGGCTTACCTCTTCAACCATGCCAGCAATCTTACCTAGCGTTGTGCTGGAGTCTGCATAGCTCTTAGAGAATACATTACGCAGTGCGTCTTGAGATGCGGCACTTATAACTTCAGCGTAGTCATCCCCCATCATCTTCTTCCACATGTCAGGGTCTTGTAAAAACTCTTTGTATGACATATTATATTTAATACGCATCTGTTTATCTACAGCATACATAAACTCTTGAGACTTAGTAGCAACATCCTGTAGCTTAACGCCATAGACAATCTGGATCTTATCCATAATCTTATCTAGTTTGTTACGGCTGATAGTGTTTACTGCGCCACTACCTAAAGACTCACTAGCTATCTCTGAGAACTCTTCTAGTTGCAGCTTACGTGACAACTCCTCTATGTCAACACCACCTGCCATATAGCGCAGCATATCTTTTTGAGCCTGGGGGTTGAACGCCAAGATGTCCAGGAAGGCTTCGTAAGTCATGTTAGGGTCTAGTAAGTTACGAGCCTTTTGTTTCTGCAGGGAGAACATAAGCCCTGCTTTCTTAGCGTAGGCAGCTGCACCTTCCCTGTTAAACATAGCAGCGTTCAGAATAGAAGCGCCACCAAAGAGAGTACCACGAACAATATCAGTAACACTCTGTAAAGAACTTGCAGTAGACCAGCCCACTAAGTTAAGCGCAGTAGTACCAGGGTGTGTAACAAGCATACGAATAAGGTTACGCTGCATGTAGTTAGCTGTACCCAGTATTCCTTCACGTACTTTAGTTGTAACGCCAGGGGTTTCAACCTTGATAAGCTCTTCGATTAGTTCCCCTGCTTCAGCGTCAGGTTTGATCTCACGTATCTTGTTGAAGACACTAGAAGCATTACGTACAATAGCCATTTTCTTAGCGGCGTCACTGATCTCACTAGCTACCAAGTCTAAGGCTGTACCTGTTATTGTATTGCCATCTGCATCCTTGATAGTAGCCTGTTCAAATAGCTTCTTGCCTTTGTAAAGATCTACATTTGCACCTAGTGTATCATCAAAGATGTCGGACAACTGAGCCTTTACGTTATTAGGCATGGCTACCATAAGATCACTCATCCAGTTCAGGAAGCCATCTTGAGGGTCACGCTTAGTCCAGTACTTGATACCGTTGTCAGCTAGGCTAGTAGATATACCCTTAAAGAAAGCATCTTGCCACACTAAGTCATCAGGAATGTAATCGCCTTGTTCTACTTCACGTAGTGGTACACCTCGTGCAGCTTTATCCTTTAGTGTCTCCATCATGTCACGGAAACCAGTTAAGCTAGCCTCAAAGCCATCCATGTCTAAATCTTTTAAGGTTTGTGCTGGCTCACCTGCTATCTTACGGGCGTTAGCTAGGTGTTCCTGTGCTTGATAGAACCGCATTGCACCCAAAGATGATAGGTCAGCTTCATCCAAGTTAAACCCACGTGCAAAAGAGTAGCCTACACCCATACCTATAGCACCACCAGCGGCAGCGAAGCCACCTTGCATCATGCTGTAACCGTCTTGCAGGTCTACGTCATCCATAATGTTCTGATAGATAGCGTCCATACCAACACCAGCTACAGTTTCCGTAAGCCCTACACCAATAGCCTCTCTACGTGCTGCCTGTTTAGTAGCCGCTAGGAAAGTCTGTTGCTCTGCCGTTTGCGCACCCGCTTTAAGAGATGCACTAGCCATAAGCTTGTTTGAAGCTATACGTTGTTGTTGTTGTACAGCCTGACGTGCTCCCTCTGAAGCACCTTTCTTTTTAACTATGTCTAAAGCATAGGATCGTGCTGCTTGTTTAGCTACTTGACCTGCAGCTTTACTAGCCCCCATACCTGCAAGCTTACCTACGCCTAGTCCTACTAACCACATAGGGTCAACAATCAAAGCACGAGCGTAGTCACCTACAGCGTCAAGCTTCTCCATAGCTGAAGTGCCCTCAGAGAAAGCACCCTTCATAGAGTCAAAGGTGTCGTAGGCTGAGGCTGCTTGATTCATAAGTCGGGTACGTTCAGCTTTATCTTTTGTACCTTTAATCTTATTCAGGTAGGCAAGCTCCTCAAGGGTAGTTACAGACTGCCCAGCGCCAAACTTACGCATGTGGTTAACGTAAGAATCAACTACTTTCTGCCTGCCATGTACGCCTTCAGTCATACCAAAGTGATTCTCCATATAAGGAGCAATCCTAGTATATACGTCATCCCTAGTTAGATCACGCACACCTTCAGGGTCAGCACCCGGCTCTAACGTAATGTCAGTCTGGGTGGCTGTGTCTGTATCTAACTGAGAAGCAAAGGTCTCATTAAACCATGCTTCGTCATCCTGTTCTTTTACTTTAGGAGTAGAGCCTAGCTGGTCAGCAAAGGTCTCATTGAACCAAGCTTCATCATTCATTTACAGACCCATTTCTTTTTGTACTAGAGCTATGCCATATTTCTCGACTAGCATCTCCAATAAACTTGAGTCACCACTTAGCTCATTAGCTCTCTGTGCTCTCTGAAGTCTAGCTTTATCGCTTGCTGTCATCTCTTTAGGCTTCTTAGTTCTCTTAGGTCTAGTGACTAAAGGTTCTGGCTGTGTCTCGGCTTTAACAGACTCATTAAATTCACTATCTGCGCTTGGCTTACCAATACCTATCTTGGCTAGGAAAGACTTAGCTGCAGATGCAATGGCTGAGTTTATATTATCCTGTGTGCTATGCAGCCAATCACTAGAGACCTCACCCATAGTAGGTCCAAGGTCTATCTTTCCTGGGACACCCTTAGGGAAGAAAGCTAACTCACTGAATTGCTGTTGTAGCTTTGCAAAGGCCGCTGCACGATTGGCCCTTAAGGCCGCTGCACGATTGGCGCTTGCGGATGGAACTTCGTTCTGGTTAATGATACGCTCTTCTAATGTTTCATAGTCATAGTCTGCAATAGTATCAAACATTCTTACTGCCATGTTATTGATAGCCGCATCAATATTATCTACAGTCACAGCATCAATAGCGTTTTCTATACTTATGTTAGCACTAGTTTCAAACGCTTTCAGCGCTTCATTAAGTGCCGCTACTGTATTAACTACCTGTACCTTATAGTCGGGTGGCATCTCACCTATACGCTTAGTAATAGCGTCCTTGAGATCTGCCTCTGTGCTTACTGATAGGGTATCAATTAGTCCCAAGTCTTTAGGGGGTACAGGTAAATCAAAGTCTAAGTTATCGGGTACATCTCCAGGGAACTCGGGTTTAAACCCTTCTCTACTCTGTTCAATGATGTTTGTACCAGCGTCAATACGTGCATTAGCCGCCTCACCCAGCTGCGCCCTAGCTGCTGCAAGTATTTCAGCGTCAGTCATTGGAGTACCATTTACCATCCTAGTTTCTGAGGACTCACCCATGCCTAGCATATCCATAATAGCATCTAGGTATGAACCCCTTACCTCCTTTACAACCCCTTCAGGTACGTCTCCAGGGAACTCGGGTTTAAACCCGTCACCATCCTCTAGGTCTCTAGTCCAGTACTCAGTGAAGCCCTTAGCAGCTACTTCAGCGGCTTGTTCTGCCTGGTACTTAGAGGTACTCTTCAGTGCTTTACTGATACCTGTTTCCTCGGTCCCTCCTACAATACCTGTGAGGAAGTCTATAGCAGTAGCCATACCGCTTTCTACAGCAGCCGCCAATCTAAAAGCGTTAGATGTTACGGAAGTGTTTAAGTCTTCACTAGAGGCTGAGATCCATTCCGCCGTTTCATTACCAGATTGAATAGCAGGAATAAGAGATTTAGGAACAGGTCCGTCTGGTAGCCCCATATCATCATCAGTCAAACCTGGTGTAGGTACAGATAAATCTAAATCATTTAGAGCAGCTTCACGTCTCTGCATGGCAGCCTCATCTTCAGTAGAAGTAGAGAGATCCTTGCCAGTTTCAACTTTAGCTTTATCTATTTGAGTTTTAGTTACTGTTACTACATTACCATTAACTTCAACCTTAGCGCCTGCTTCTATTTCATTTGCAGCCAATGCGGCTCTAAGTTCGGTAGGAGTGTAAGCTTGAGGAGCTTCACCTGCTGGAGTACCCTCACCCTTAGTTTTTGTCTCAGGTGTCGCAGGGACATCTTCACCTGCTGTTAGTGCGCTGTAGGTAGTCTTGAAATAGTCACCCAACAAGAAGTTATTGCTTACTGAACCCAATCTATTAGCTTCTATACCTTGTAAGTAGGTAAGGAAATCACCACCGTTATACTCAGGGTTACTAATATACCTAGCCATAGCTTCGCCTTCGTTAGTCTTTGCTATTGTTACTAGTTCTTTAAGTTTATCATGTTTTGCTGTTAAGGTCTGCCGTGCCTCAGCACTAAGGCTCGTAGAAGTCAGAGCGGTTTTAATCTCATCCATCTGGCGGCTAATACTAGAGTCAAATTGAGTACTTAAAGCATTGTTTACAATGTTTAATTCACTAGGGCTAATAGGCTTAGGAGGTAGCTTAATTCCCAGAGGCTTACCTGCCTTAGGACCAGAGCTAGCAGCAATACGAATTAAGTCTTGTCCACTATACCCGCCATAATAGTCAGCGTTAATAACTTGGTCTTCCAGAGCACGAGCATCTAAGCCTAGCATAGCACCCAACATGCCAGTTTTACGTTTCACTGGGTCTGACTCAGACTTGTAAAGACCATACGCACGATTAATAACAGTCTCTAAGTCTTCCTCGGGGTTACTATTTACAAAGTCTACGGCAGAGGTTTCAAGCTCTTTGATGTCGGCTGGTGTTAAGTCAGTACGCTTAAGTACCTGGTCTGCAAAGTCATACATACCACGAACACCACTCTTAGCAGTGATACCCGTTACAAACTCCTTAGAGAAACCAAAGTTCTGGAGCCTATTAGCAACTGACAGTGCATCGTTTGCTTTACTTTCAATGTCTACTACAGCCTTTGTACCGTAGGTCTGCAAGTAGTCCTTACGTTTCTCAGCTTTCGCTCTGTAATACTCACGGTCTTTTTCTATTAGTTCCGACAAGGTAGTGCCGAAGCCTGCCATAAATCCTGCTGCCATAGTATTAACCCCTTGCCATCAAGCCACGTGGTGCTTCCTCAACGGGAGCTTCCATCATAGGCATTTCTTCTGTGTCTTGTTCTTCTTCTTCTTGAGGCTCAGCCATCATAGTCTCTACTTGGCGCATAAACTCTTCACCAGTATCTTCTGACTCCGGGTCCAGAGCGTCTAGCTTCTTACGTAGCATTGCAAGAACTAGCTTGTCTTCTTTCTCTTTAGCTTCAAACTCAGAAGGCTCATCACCTGTCTTGTAGTCTAGCCCAGCTTCTTCAGCGATAGAGACTAACTCCTCAAACACTACATCACCAATGATTAAGCTTACATCTACAGAGTGGATACCCTGCATCTGTGCTGTAGTTAAAGCTGTCTTAGCTAACGCTCGTAGAGGGACACCCATCTGGATAAGCTCTAGGATGTTGTCGAGGGACTCAGGGGAGCTTAACCCGTCCATGTGAAACTTGATAGCCTCACGTGGATCAGTAATCTCAGGAGGGCGTTCCCAAGGGTAGTTCTTAGGCGTATCCGTAAGGGATTGACCTGCTATAGGAGCGTTTAATAATTCAGACATTACTCGTTACCTTCCATTAAGGAGCCTCTAAGTCCTCGTAGTAGAGCCTTCACTTCGTCAATACCGTACTTAGCAGCATTACCACTGTCATAGTATGACGCTCCAGCTTTCTTATTACCCTCAGGAAGATCATAAGGAAGAGGCATTGAGGCAAACTCCCTAGCCAAACCGTACATGGCATCCTCAATACTAGAGTCTCCTCCAGTCAAGTAATCCCAAGTCTTTCTAGTATTAGCTTTACCTGTAAATAAATACTCACCTAGCTGTGTCTGGGTAGCCTCATCAAATACAGCATCATCTGAAATGCCCAGCGCTTTCTGTGCTTCAAGTAGAGTATCAGGTATCATCTGAAACTTACCTACAGCAAACAGACGCTCTGGGTTGTTAGGGTCATCAATAGCTTGATACTGTTTAATCTCTGCTAAGGTCATATCGGATAGCTTCTTACCGCCACGCTCTGCAACCTTCGTGCTACCTATGATCTTATCGTTGATAGTGCCACGGTTGGCTGCGTCTAAGCTACCACCGTAACTCTCACCACCACTAATGAAAGACATAAGAGTAGCTAAGCTTGTTACATCTTCAGTAGGTGCAAAGTAAGTAGCGCCAGTAAGCTCAGATAAAGCACCACGTTCTAATTGTGCATCCATAGTGTCTACTCGTGCATCAATGTCTTCACCTTGGTAAGCATCAAACGACATAGGTGTACGCTCTTCACGTATAGTACCAAGGTAGTCACTAATGTACTGCTGTATATCGTAGTCCTCTGAGCCAGCGTCAATGACCTTACGAGACATGATACCACTAGCACTCTTACTACGCCCACCTATACTGGGCATCTCTGTAGCTTGTGCTACGATCTTATCGGCTAGACTAATGTTGTTTTTCTCTGCCATCTTTACGCCTTTAGTTTAGTATGTTTCGTCCTGTACCTGCACCCATGTAGTTTAGACCACCCTTAAGAAGAGTAGCAAACAAGCCACCCTTACCAGCCGCATCTTGATACTCTGCTTTTAGTTCTGCCTCAAGCTCTGTCTGTAGGATAGTAGCAACACGATCCGCTGCGCTCTCACCAGACGCATAAGCAAAGCTCATAACGTCACGCTCTCGTTGCCAGTAGGCGTCCAGGTTAGTAGCTGTCAACGCATTAATAGTCTTAGCGAAGTTCATATTGCTTTCGTTCTGTGCGGCTTGGTTAGCTGTAGATAAAGTCTGACGCCACTGAGCATTAGATTGAGCAATGAGTAGACCGTTCTGTGCGTTAAACAAGTCACGCTGTTGCTGGATCTCAGAGTTAAACTCACGCAGTGCATTCACAGAGTTAATGTTGAATTGATCCATAGCGTTCTGCTGTGAGGCGTTGAACTGTGATGTCTGACTACGTAGGTTAGCGAAGTACTGATCTGTCTGGTTCTGGCTTGTAGCGTTAAACTGTGCAGCTGCGTTCTCTGCAGCCTGGTCAGTAAACAACGATTGAATGTTCTGCTGTGACTTAAAGATAGCAGTCTGTTGAGCGTTAGACAGGTTAGTCATGTCCATCTGCAAGAAGCTCTGAGCGTTCTGTACTGCAGCCTGTTGACGATTGTTAAGGTTAGCCATGTCTAAGTTAGACAGAGCAGCAGCCTCAGCCATCACCATAGCTTGACGGTTAGACAGGTTGTTTAGGTTCACCGTGTTAGCTGCACGTGCATTCTCAAGAGCAATGTTCTGCTCAGCAGAGAAGTTCATGTTAGCAATGTCACCAATACGTGCTGAGTTCTGTACTCGTGCTTGGAACGCTTGGTCAAACTCCATGCCTAGGAAGGTAGCACGTTGTTGTGCAGAGAGCATAGCACGTTGCTGACGGTTTGTCAAGTTCTGCCCTTCAAACTGAGCCTGTACTTGAGCATCCATCTGAGCAATAGGTAGTGCAGCTTCCATTGTAGCTTGAATGACAGCCTGACCAGCTAAGCTAGACGCACCCAAGCCACGAGCAGAGAGTGTAGCCATAGCTGTACGCATAGAGCCAGCAGCCCATGCAGGTGTATTACCACCCTCGAACTGCTGCATTAGTCCTTCTAGCTGACCTGCTACAGTAGCCTGTGCGCTGGGCGTTGCAGTTGCAGCTTGGACTTGCTCAGTGAAGGCAGCAGCACTAGCAGCGTTAGCTACAGGATCAATGCGTTCACCTGTCTGCATCTCTCTAGGGGCAGGAGCTACAACGTCAGTCGATACACCCTGTGCGCCTTGCATACCAGTTACAGCTGAGGTAGTCTGTTGTTGTGCTGCTACCTGTGCTTGACTGGATACTGTACCCTGTTCAGCTTGAAGCCCAGTAGTCTCAGCTTGTATTTGTGAATAAGCTGGTGTGAAGTCATAGGTCTGTGCTACAGGTGTAGCTTGTTGGTTAGCTTGCTGTACAGTACCTACTGTAGCAGCCTCAGCATAAGGTGCAATAGGTACAGCTTGTCCTGCATCTACTGGTACAAAGTCTGCAGCTACAGGCTGAATGTAAGACACAGGCGCTTGGGTAGGTTGCATAGTCTGAGTGATTAAGTTCTGAGTACGCTGTGCTTGGTCAGCTATAAATGTACCATCATTAGCGTAGACTGTACCAGGCTTCTTAGTCATGCCACCCTTATTCATAAGAGAACCCATAGCTTGAACTTTCTTGCGTAGTCCTTCTGAGGCATTCATAAACGCACGAGCAGTATCTATGTCATCGCCTTGCATACCATTCATCTGAGCTAGCTTGATAAGAGCTACATCACCACCACTAGCATAACCACGTACAGTACCACCTTGAGCCAAGCCTGTAGCTTGCTGTTGTTGCTGTTGAGCTATCTCTTGCATAGTGCCTTTACGTACAAAGCCTGGTGGTACATAAGTAGTGGGAGTACCGTTCATCTCTGTAACGGTCATACGTTGACCTAAGTTGTTCTCATAGATAACCTGCTGAACGCCAGTACCACCGCCTATGGGTGCATACAAAGTAGGATCAACTAAGCCAGTTGTACCTGCATAGTGAGTCTTGTACGTTACTTGTTGTGGTATAGCACTAAGCCCTGCAGTCTGAAGGGGCTTACTAAAAGTACCTGCTTCTTCGTTGCTGATAGATGTATTAGCTGTAATCTGAGGTTGGTTGTAATAGCTAGGAGGTGTGACTTGTTGTGTTACTGTTTGAGGGACAGAGGCTACGGTTGCAACTTGACCAGCCCCTACTGTAGGGATAGGCGTTGAAGGATATACAGGGGTTTCAACTACAGGGGTTTCAACTACAGGGGTTTCTTCTTCTAGGATCTTTTCCTTGGCTTTACCTAAGAAGTCCGTAATACCAAAGTACTTACCTTGCTCTAGTGCTTTTTCTAGGCTATTAAATCCTACCCTAAGAGGTGTACCATCAGAAGCTACAAGAGCAAAGCCTGTATCTGTCTCAACAATACCTGCTTTAGTCCCATCAGGATTCTC